ACCAGTGACAGCCATGGGGCGATAGAAGCGGTCACCCGAGAAGCCGACATTGGGTAGTTCCTTATGGGCGAGGCTAGGCTCTGCGGCCCACACGACCTTCTCCGGGGCATTCTCCGGATTAAGGTTCATAACTACGAGGTCTGACAGTTTAAGCGGGTACCGCCCAGCATCACTGAGAGATGTGTCTAGCATGAACTGGAGGTCAAAGCCTGACCGGCCATAGGAGGCCTCACGCTCTAGGAGATCGAACTCGTCAAACCGTCCGGGGTCAGTCGGCTCCCCCTGCTTCTCCTCTTCCCAATTGTCCTCAATAATGGGGGCTAGTTTGTCTCCGTACAGGATCTTCTGCTTTTCCTTCGGATACCTAGCAGGCCAGATGCGGATATCGTAGCCGCGTTGGGGGAGAGCGTTGTAGATCGACTGCTCAGTCTGGGGGGTGCCCAGATACAGCACGTGGCCTCCGGGCTTCAAGACAGCATCGAACTCCTTGATGGTCTCGCTGAGTTTGTCTCTCATTGCCTGCGTGGCTGAGTTGTTCCAACTTTCCACATCGTCCGCTACGATCAGGTCCGCACGGCTGCCCGTAATTGCACTCGTTATTCCCTTGGATGTTACCGAGGGTGCGTGGGCGTTGGGAGCCGGGCCTACATCGAAAGCGATCTTTGAATTTCGCTGGTGATCTCCGGGTCTCAAGTGTTGGAGCAGGGGCATTTCCGAGATTAATCGCAGAGTAAAAGTAGAGAAATCATCTGCTCGCTGCTTGGACGCGGAGACCACCAGAATGTTTTTGTCGGGCTGTAGTAGCAACTGATGGCATACATAGGCCGACGTAATCCATGACTTGCCGACCCCACGGAATGCCTGCACACACCGACGCTTGGGGCCGTTCTGAACATAGTCCGCAATATCATACTGGACCGTAGTCGGCTCTGGAAGTCCGAGTTGGTCCCACGCAAGATACAGGAAGTTGCGGAAGTCTCTAAGTCTTGGATCTATTTCCATTTAATCTTTTTCCAGAGGATCTTGAAGGGCTTGACCAAACAAGCAGCCTTGCTTAGTATAGTCATAATAGCCCCGAGAATCGAGATATCCGTTGTCTTCTTTAGGAAAATCATACTGCTTCCTCAATGGGTTCTTCTGGATCAAAGGGAAGAACCTTGGCTAGATTAAGAAGGGGTTCACTTTGGTTGGCCGAAGCGTCGATGCCGTTGTCCTTTAGGAACTGGCGAGCAACACTGAGGTCAGCCGATGTGGCCTCTCCAGTTTCAATTCGACGGAGCAGTTCCTCACCAATATTGTGGTGAAGAGTCTCCATAAGTTTCTTCATGTCAACCAAGAGATTACTCCTTAAGCCCTAACAGCGTACTTAAACTGGACCTTGCCTGAGGTTCCTACACTGAGTCCGCCAGTATTAAAATGGAATCGAACATAAGGAATGTCAGCATAAGAGGTAAGGTCAGCAACAAATACCTTAGGCCCGGTAACATTAGGGGTAGTATCCGAAGACAAAGTAGCAAGGGTAGCCCAAGAGTACGAGGCTCCGGGGTTGCTCAACGCTCCCTCAATAACAAGATCGGCATTTACATCGGAAAACCCAACTGTAACGTTCATTTCAGCAACAATTTTTTTACCGACAATCTCATCAGCAATATTAACACTAGCAAGGCTGGCGGTTGCTGAGCCAAGCACGTCGGACTCTGCCGAGGTTTTGACTGAAAAGTTTCCTACGGTAGCCGCAGAAAACGCTTTAGACTGAATTTCAATAGACATGATTTTTCCTAATTAAGACCAAGATTCAAAGATCCAAGAAACAACTGTCGCGGCAACCGAGCCGACAACCATAGCCCCTCCCAGAAGGGCTGCTCTTCCCTGCTCAAGAATGCGAATGCGACCGTCCATGTTATCCAGAGTTTCGGCATGGCTGTGCTGCATGTGCAATAGGGATTCTACTTTCCCCTCAAGTCTCCCTAGTGCCAGCAATATGTCACGTTCGCTATCCATTGGTGTGCTCCCTGTTATGCGATTTCGACTGCGTGAAGAAGAGATCTGTCCGTCGCGCCGTGGACTAAGAAGTTCTCCCCAGCATCTACGATCAACTTTCCGGCAGCGTGGAGGCTAAACTGAGTCCTGTTCGACGTAGTCATTGTGATGCATACGGGAAACAAAATGTAGGTATTCTCGTTATCCTCTGAGTTACGGTCGGTCATGCGGTAGACGGGGCCTAAGGCGGTGCCGTCAATATTTTGGCCAACAGCAACCGTAGAGTCCTTAAACATTTTCAGAGTAATTCCTGAGTTGGAGGTGCCACCAGTGGGTGAATGTACTCTCGCTTGGATAGTACCCATAATCAACCAAGTAGAAGACCAAGCCTTGGGTGTGGCCACAATCTGGCAGGAACTCTTAATGTAGTTGCCGGTGCTAGTAGAAGTCGCCATTTCTGCATCATCTTGTTGCGTACTGGAGACAATCTGACGGATACCCCCCATGGGCAAAGCACCCTCGTAGTCCTTGGTAGACTCTGCCTTCTCCTGAGAGACGAACAAGAGGTACCGCTGGATGTCGTCGAGGTCAAGTGCCTTGAGGACAGAACCGTCGGCAAAGTCCTTGTACATTACCCCGGAGACATCGGTGTCCCGATAAATCTTTACTTTGTCCCCTGAACTTGTATTGGGGGAAAGTTCGACAGTGGCTTGGGAATAAGGGTACGAACCAACGGGGGTTACCGTTACTCCAGATGACTTTAGAGTTCCGTTTACTTCTACCTTAACGTCGCTAGTTCGGAGGAAAGGTTTTGTAAAACTAAACGATCCTGCGCCTGTAAATAGTTGAAATGAATCTGCCATGGTTTAATCTCTTGCTGGGAGTCCTGAGTTTTGAATAGAAATATTAGCAATGTTATCAAGGGGAAACGCTGTGTTTAGAGGTCCCATTCTTTTTAGTTTCTTTAAGTCTCGTTGAGTTACGCCTTTATAATCTCCCCTTAACGGGTCCATAACCCATTCGTCAAACAAATCTATTCCCGTATTAAACGTATCGACAATAGGTATTGTATCTAGAACTGCCCCGCCAACACTGCTGTATCTATGGCCGCTTCCGAAAAGTCCCTCTTCAGGGTAGTTGTCGAATATCATTTCCCCAACAGGGTCAATAAACGGGGTAAACATCTGAGTAAAAGCGTGCTGCTGGGCTACTCGGGCAGCAAGGTTTTCTGGAGCAAGGGCATGATCGAGGTATTCTTTTCTTTCGTCTTCGTTCCAGCCCAGTGTTTTCTTAATAGCCTTTGCGTATACCAAAAGAGTTGTAGCCATAGCAAGCCCAACAAACTGACTTACGACAATTCTGTCGTGTCTTCTAATTCCGTATTTCGTCTGTTGAGCAATCGCAGAAAGACCAAAGGTCCTAAACTGCATAATAGTGTGTCCTACAGGATTATTCATAATCCAAGGAACTGAAGAAACTGAGGGCCTTTGGACTAATCGGTCACACTCTCTTTGAATGGCAAGAGCAAACAACTCTAGTTCAGGGCTTAGTTCCCACTTTTCGGGGTTAGCCACTAGGTATTTCTTTTTGAACCTATAGTTTCTTTTTGTAATCAACACACCCGGTTCTTTTAGTTTAGCAATAATCTTTGTAATATCTTCATCCGCTAAACCAAGATCCTTAAGCCTAGAAACCGCATGGTTCAAGTGGCCTTCTTTGAATACTCCAATGCCCCCCGCTTTATCGATTTTAAACATTACACTGATAAAACGCTGAAGAGAAGACAGTCCAGCCGCCCTTCTAGTAAGGGAATCAATAGGGCCAATTCCTGTGGGGTAATTATAAGTTGCGCTCCTTAGAGCCCCCATCGCCTGAGTATAGGCGTTCCTTAGCCTGCTCGCAGTCATGGGGTTAGTGGGGTCAAGCCTTTCTCTAATTCCTCGGCCTTCCGTAAGGGTTCTCTGGAGGGCTAGACTTGTAGACTGGGCTTGTCCCCCGCCCGCAAAGTCCATCCCGTCTTCCATCCGGTTACGGACAACACCCCTGTACTGAATAGTACCAACTGTAGTTAGTTCTTCCAGCACATCCATGGTAGCGTCGTCAAACCTTGCGGCACCGGTAAGTCGTGCCTCAACGGCCCTGCGGAGACTAGGGATTACTCCTCCCATAAACGCTTCAATAGCAATAAACCCATTGGTAGCAACCGCGTTAGCCAGTTCTACTGAGTTGGTAAAACCGGCGTCAGCCATGTTCGTGACAAACGCAATGTCTTGACCGGCCCTCAGTGTTGCGTTCAACGCCTGAGCCCCTTCGCCTCCAGTAATTTGGGCTATGCCAAGCATACTCCTGTAGTGCTGTTGAATTGCCTGCTTCTCAGTATAGGACAAGGGACCTTGCCGTTCTAGGTATGTAATTACTTCTTCTAGAGTATACCCAGTAGGTGCGGTAGTTTTTACACTCGCAACCTTCCCAGAGGGCTGGGGGACATCGACTTCCTCGACAAGATTATCGACCATCTTTGTCCAGTAGCCCGCACCCCTATTGGCCTTTACCGAACGGTTCATAAGATCGTCGAGATCGTTGTTTAGGAAATCAGAAAACTGTAGGCCGCTTTCGGGATCAACATAGTTTTCATCAATAGTTAGCCTAGACTTGCCTCCCCGAACAATCGACTTTGTGTTTTGGATAGGGGCAATTACTTCCATAAAGTCATCGAATTGTTTTTCGTCAATCAGACCGTCGTCAACTAGGTCCTTTTTGAGTTGATCCTTTAGAGCAAGCCATGCTTTAGTATTCCCCATCCTGCCAGTTCTGTAATTAGTTTTACTACCTGCTTCGATTACTCTTCGTGCCAACTCGTCGATAGCAGCATCAGATAGATCGGCAGTAGATCCAGACCTTAGTGCTCCCGCAAAAATACGACGGAGTCCCTCTGGGTCTTTGAGGTTTACTTGTCGGATTACGGCAGAATTAAAGTCTCGCGGGAGGTACTGGTCGTTTCTTTCGAGATTCCAAATCCCCATTGAATTTCCGTATTCCCGCTCCCTGTTTATGAAACTGCGGACAAAGGTTACGGCTTCGCCGAGTGAGCCTTCGGGTGCTGGGCCGTCTCCCCTAACTGCTTTAGCAATAAGAGTATTAACTTGGCCTCTCCAGTTAGACCCGGGAGTTTGGGGAATATTAAGTTCAGCAGCAACCTTTCGCCGCAAGGGGTGGTATTTGTTTCTCCAGTTAATTACACGCCTTTTAGTTGCCTTGTCTGCGGCCCTCATTACCGAGTATCCGGTTCTATGCAGTGGATCGTCTACGGTCAATGTGGCAAACCGCCTAACACCGGGGTTCTTGGAGGAGAGAAGTTGACTAGCGGTTGTTCCGAATAGCCACCACTTGCTATCAACCCAATCTACTGCTTTCTGGACAAGGTCTCTTTCATCCGTTGCGGGGTCATAGGAAGGCGTTCGCTTAAGAATATCGTCAATACTTTCGCCAGTTAACTCCTCAAAGTTGTGGGCTGCATCCCTAATGCCATCTGCCCTTGCCCACTCAACCTTGGTTTCTTCCAATGCCTTATTAATCTTGGCGGCCTCAGATTGCTCGGCTGCTCTAATCGTTTGCTCCTGAGCCCTTCTGAGGTCTTCCTTAATTTTCTTTGTTGTCTTCTTACCGCCCCTAGGTCCCTCGAAAGAAATGCCCGCTTCCTGTGCTTCAAGTCTCGCGGTTTTTCCGTCAAGTTTAGCGACCCTAGTCGAGTTTGCGTCTAGAGCATTTTTGGTATTATCAATAAGCCCTTCTGCCTGTGCCCTCAGTGATGAGATTCTTTCCCTGTACTGCTCCGGAGTAGCCAAGGTCGGCTGATCTTCGGGAATAATCTGCTGCCCAAGGGTTGTCTTTCGGATTGTACCTTGGGCTACTTCTCTATTAATATCCCGAACAATCATGTTCTGAGCAATGTCCGTAGGATCTTTGTGGTATACCTTCTGTCCAAACTTGCCATACCCCATTCGACCCGCGTTTTTAGCATAGGTCATCGCAAGGTCTTGGGCTTCTTCAATGGAGATTTCAGTGGTTTCGGCAAGAGCGTTAAACCTCTGCCTGTACAGTCTCTCTGTGGTTTCGTCCGCAACCTTCCTAGGAACTGTAATTTGAGGCCACCGTGCTCCAATAAAGCCTCCTACCCCAATACCCATAGCAGTAGCAATTGCGGCATCTTCCAAATCCCATGTATCCGATAAGCCAGCACGCGCAGACTCAAGGGCTCCTACTTCTAATCCAGCAATAAGACCGGCTCTAGTAAAGCCCTGAAGCCTAGACATTCTACTAATATTTTTAATTCCCTTACCAGCCTTCATGCCTACGCCTAGAAATGCTTGGCCTCCAGTAAGCATACCAGCGGTCAAGTAAGTGGGGTCTAAAAGGCCGCCAGTAACCATAGCAGCGGTGCCGCCTGTTGTATTGCTGAGTAACTCTCGATGATTGTTGATCTCCCTGATGTTCATAATTCGAGCATCTAATTCCGCACGGCTCTTAGCATTCATCAGGCTTTCGTGATTATCGGGAATATCAGAGGCAACCCTTTCTAGCATGGTTGGGGTTACGGAGAAGTCTGGATCATTGTCCATCCAAGCGTAAGTCATCCAGCGAGCAACGTCTCCGACAATAGTTTCGTAAATCATTGACTCGCCTACAGCACCAAACCAACTTTCGTACCCCTCCCCTTTTTCCTCTAGATGTGCGTACTCGATTTCCCTAAGACGATGATAGTGTTCACTATTGGTATTTAGTGCATCTCTAGCGGCTATATTGATTGAAGGATCGTGGTTATTCATTCAGTAATCCCCAAGGTACTTTTGGCGTTATCGTCTAAGTAGGGCATCCAGTCCCTCTGCTCAATGCGATCTAGGTTAGACCAATAACTTACAAAATCCAATTTAGCATCTGCCTCGGCAAACACACGCTTAAGTTGCATGATGTCTCCTCCCTCATTTAGATCAGAAAGGATACCACCAAACCGTTTTTGTACTTTTAAAATATTCTCAAGAGCCTTAGGACTTGAGTCAATAACGTGGGCCCCCCACAACTCATCAATTGAAATCCTGTCTGCGTATATGACTCCTCTTGCCCCATTCTTATCTACTGAGTAAATGTTAAAAGACCTAGGATTCGTGCCGTAGGGAAGGGTGTCAGCAACAGGGACAATCATAAAACTCATTTTACTTATGTCGCCCGGAATCCCACGCTTTTTCACAAGTTGTCTAAAGGCCGTATCACCTGCATCGCGGTGCAAATTCGTTGCTGCGCTAGTATAAAGGTCTTTATAAGTGATGTTGGCTAGTGCAGGATTATAACGAGTAATTGCTGCAACTTCACTGGAGTACGACACATTAGCCACTGAGGGGGTAGGAATATTCTTTCCGGCAATATTATTCATAATCCAGAAAGGAGTACGGCCCGTGATGGCTACTCGGGTTGCAACGTTATCAATATTTTTTTCAACCCAATCCGCCTGCTGCCGTTCGTTTGCGGTGTCTGTGCGGAATCCCGCTAGATACTGCAACCGATTAATTACTTCCTGTCGGCCTGTTCCTTCCTGTATCCAGACAGCACCTTGAGTAGTAGTGTCACCGCTGCTTGCTGCCAGCCTTACGGGAGGAACCTCTACGTCTGGCCTTCCTCCTATGTTGAACATGGCAAGACTAGAGTTAGCCATCTTGAGGGTCCCAAACCTAGTCTGCCCGCTTTGCTGTGGGTACAGATCGGACTCCAATCCTATTGCTAGGGTTGCCTCAAGAACTTCGGCGGCCTCTCCTTCAAAGAACATATCCGGACGTTGCCGGTTTCGGCCTGAGATATACAACTCTTGGGCCTGAGCAAAGGACTCAAGTACACCGACCATACTACGAAACTTACTCGTTGAGGGGTACTTCCCTAACAGTTCGTCTCTTTTTTCTTTTGCCAAGGCTACCTCATCTTCATTTTTGGAAGAAGCCATGGTATCAACCATTTCAGCGTAAAGCCGAAGGTCCTCTCGTTCAGTTGGGTCTGCACTTTGATATAGATCAATTGACTGTGAAAAAACCCTTGTGTTTGCCGCAATAATCGGAGGAACCTGACCAGTTGACGTAACGGCCTCAGCAGCCATCTCTGCTCGAACTCTATTAAAGCCTTGAGTAATAGTCACTATACTAGAGTCATTAATATCAGCAAGGTCAGGATAATCTGACAGCAACTCCTGTCGTTCTGTGGGATTGCCTTTCGTCTCCATAAGTCGCTGAAGTAGACTATTGTCAGCATAGGGTGCAAACTTCATTTCGGACTTCTTGGTCTGATGCTGCTCCCAAACCTTACGAGTATCGATTGTTGCGGAATGGGGGCCTTCGAGTTCGATCTTCCCGTCAGCAGACGCCTTTACGTCATAAGAAGCGTTTTCGTAAATATAATTATCGTGATACACTTCCCGCGTTCTTTTATAGAAGTCTGCCTCATTGCCACCGTTAGCGGAAACCTGTGTGTAAATTTCGTCAACTGTTGATTTAACGCTTTCTCTGTGGAGAGGCCCGAGAGAGGGGGCATTCGGAATTAAATTCAACTGGTAGTTGTATAGTGTTTGGGCCATACTTTCGTGCTGTTCAACGCTTAGGTTGGGGAATCGAAGCCTAATGAGATCGTTTACCTGCGTTCGAGTCATTACGGTTTTGGGGGGAGCCTGCACAGAGACATGCATCTCCTTCGCGTTGTCCCCCTCGCCAACCATCCTCAACTCTGTACCCATTGAGTGACCTTGTTCGTACTCTCTTTCGATCAGGTCGAACATTGCTGCTCGGTCGCCTTTGTTTATTTTACCTTCTCGAATAAAACGTGGGTCATTAAACTCTTGTGCATACTTATCAAACAGTTGGTTCCACTTTTTGCTTCCTTTTGGGAATCCAAAGCCTTCAAGAGCGTCACTGATTTCTTGGGTAGTAAGAGGGGGCCGCCCTGTTCTTACGAACTTTGCAATATTTTGTCTTTCCCACTCATGTCGTGCAGCACGTTGTTCAGGGTCCCTTCCCCCATCCCAGTATCGGCTTTCGTATGCGTCGAACCAAGCCTTTTCTTCCAGTGTTCGCCTGAATACCTTATCGTTGCCTGCGATAACGTCTAGCACTGGAGCGTATTCTTCAGAAATCCACGTATCGTAACTTACAGGTGGATTTTCAATATTAGCAAAATAAGATTCTGCTCGGTACTTTTCATCAGCGTCAATTTGCCCCCAGCCGTTGTACTGTGTTCGCAGTTTCCAATACTGTTGTTCTAACCCCTCAAGGACGAGCGGGTGAGACGAAACATTTGACTCGGCCCACTCGATAAACTCATCCCGTCCGCCTTCCAAGTTTGCCCCCATCCACCCGGCAATGTCCCTATTATTCTGCTTAGTTAGGGTTATGGATGCGGTCTTTCTTGCTCCCCGGGACGACTCTTCAAACGCTTTCCAGATACCTCCCGAAACCAATTTTGTTCCGTCGGGATTTGTAAGGTTCAGGAAGGCCTGCTCAAGAACGGGATCATAGGTTTCTGGATCGGATAGACGCTTAGCAATCTCTGAACCAACAACATTAAGAGCAGAATCAGGGTGTCCGCTTAGTCCAAATACTTCGGCACGCTTGCGGATAATGGACTCAAGTTCAACCATAGTATTTTCAAGAAGAGCCATGGATCGTTCCTGTCGTCCAACGCTTTCCTCAGGCGGGAGAACGGCTCCCCTGTTTTCCATTACACGATCAGGATTAACGCCTAGGTTGCCCTCGGAGTCTTGGGGAATAACAAATGACTCATTGGGATCAAGACTCATTTCATCTCTTCGCTCTTTTACGGTGGAAGCAAGGGAGGAAATCGAGGTCATTGTTTCTTGATTAAGCAGGTTTTTCCGGTGTTTTGCTGCGTGGGATACATGCTTGGCGTCGGTGCGTTGCTTAGATGCTCTGGCTGATGACGTAAACACTTGAACCTCAAGGGGGTCCGTCATCTTGTTTGAACTAATATACTCAGCGTGCATCTCCCTGTATGCCTTGTCCCACTGGAGTTCGGTCATTGCGGGATCTTTGGTAATCATCTCATCATACCGAAGATTAACGTGCCTTTCCCAAGCCTGAGCCTGAAGGTAGCCGCTGGCCTTTCGTGCCCCGTAAATCAACCAAGGACTCTCTTCAACATCAATCTCTCCGTCAGCAACCAACTGAGCCATAGTCTTCTGAGACTCAAGAACCATAGCCTCGCCTGCGGCGACAGCCTGTTCATTCCTCTGCTGAATCATTGGATTAAATGCTTGTTCAAGTCCTTTCTGAAGGACATCAAGCCTAGGGCTAAAGGAAGCCAGTTGGTCTCCATAACGAGTCAAAGCAGAGGCCAACTGTTGGTTTGCGTTAGGCCCGGTAGGGGGAGGAGCCGGAGCCATAGAAGTAGCAGGTGCCGTGGGGGCTTGACCGCCGGGAGTAATAAACCTATTAACAGGAGAAGCAGCGGGGTTCAACTGAATGTTCGCCGGTTCTTCTACTCGTTTCTGCTTAGCCATTTTTTAATCCTGATTTTAGGCAAGGTTGACGTTATAAGTGTAAGTCGGTGCCGGTGGGGTAGTTTGCTGGTAATACTGACCGAAACTACCGAGGCCACCACTGACTCCGCCAATAAGTGCGTTCATGGAAGTGTTCATTCCTTGGGCTGCCCCTGCTTGTGCCTGTATTCCGTAAGGTGCCCAAGTCGGCATGTTAAGGTTGGGGCGGGGTGCGGGTGCGGCTACTTGAGCCATCGGTCCCGGTTCGGCCTGATTAATAGTTGACTGGCCTGCGGCCTGATAACCTACGGCCTGCCGCTGTCCTTGCTCCACGGCCCACTCTAGGTTGGTAAGGGCTGTTTCTTCTTTGACGTACATGGCACGAAGGGCTTCTGCTTGTTCTGCCTCTACGCTCGGACCTTCGACTCCTCGCCGATCTGCGTTAACTTTTCTAGTACCCTGTGATTTGTGGTGCGTTAGCCAGATATCCTGAAGAGAAGCCATTGTAGCCTGCCTCAACTGAAAGAGACCGGAACCGAGGTCCGCCAGTTTGCCTTCAAAGTCCTGACTAACAGCCGCAATTGTATCTTCCCATCGAGTTAGATTAAAGTCAACAACCTCTTGACGATATGCGACCTGCCTCTGGTATTCGGACCACTTCCAGTCTTCTTGCCGGTTAATGAAGTCCATCTGCTGGTTGTATTCTTGCATTGCCCCAGCGTATCCGGAAGCAGCAGCAGCACTAGCATAAGCAGCCTGAGACTGCCCCTGCTGGTAGCCCATGATAGCCTGCGCTCCGGAAAGACCAAGGCCGCCAACCAGTAATCCAGTAGGTGTACACATATTAATTAATCCTTACAAATTCTACGAATGGTAATTTCTCATGGCCGTAGTCGCGTATCTCTCTAATAAAAGAAAACTCTAACCATTTAAGCCATCGAATGTGAAGTTTGTTCCTTTTGTCTACGGCGTTGTGAACAAAGTCATAGCCCTCAGATATTTCTTTGACCAACCCTGCACACTGTCGGAGAAAACTAAACCTATACTCGGCAATCTCTGGAGTACCTAGTAGCCAGATTTTTCCCGTCTTAATATTTTTCCTATTTTCAGGTACTACTCCAAACATTGCTACCGGAGTATCCGGATACTTTACAGCAGTATATGGAGGAGCCGAGTGCACAAACCCGCAGGTTATGGCCTGAAGGGGCGTCATGTTGTGACTAGCACGAACCTCTGCAACGTCTTCCTTCCGCATATTAGCAGAAATAATTTCGCAGTCTTCGGGCTTAGACTTTCTGGGGAAAAGGTGGCTCAATTTCTACAGCCTTCTATTTCTTGTAGAGTAGTTTGCCTCAAACTCTGCTGACTCAAGCCTAGGACCAATCGGGTTATTAGACGTAACTTTGATCTCAACAGAATCGCTTTCAGAAAAGATGGGAAACCTAAAGTCTCCCGTGCTCAAAGTCATTGTACCCAAAACTGTGTCCGGTGATCCAAGAATTTTACCACTAAATTGGTGTTCATACTTAGTTCCGTCAGCCTGAGTCACCTCAACATTAAACGAGCCACTATTGCTGAACATTAGGCTGCCATATCGAAGTTGGTGCCGACCGTCGATTGCTGTAGTTCTTCCTCCGCTTTCCGGCTTGAATAGGGGCTTAGAGAAAGTATATGACATTTCATAGTCTTCACCCACAAAGAAAGTCCTGCGGCTTACATCTGGAGAATCAGCAGCCCAGTTCCCCTTTACGTAAATGAATCGCCCAAGATACCCCTCAAGTGCGGGGGCACTCTCGCCATCTACAGCAGACACAATTTTGTAGGAGTTCCGTGGGGGAACTGAGTTATCGGGGTTTGTTCCGATATCAAAACTATCTGAAAGTGTAAACGCATAGGGAAAACGAATAAGGGTTCTATTGGTCTCGGGATAGTAGGTCCTAGACACAACGTCTGCATCAGAGAATCGTCGGTCGAGTTTTACCTGAACACCTAGGGCTGCGTCGGTTTTATTAGGCTGAAAATCTAACGAAGAAATATTAGCATGATACTGAACGCTGGTGGCTGCTGCCCCGCCGGTTTTTGAAGAGTGTAAGACGTAGGCTTTTTCGGCAATAAAGTCCACCGAGTGAATAATACTTCCCGGGAACGTGTACTTACTCCAAGCAAACTGCTCCCGTCCTTGTCCAGTTTCAAAGTAGTTAAAGCAATAAATCGTGTCCTTATTTGCGTCAGTAAGACAGAGGATAACATTCTCTTGGGGAGACGCTGCTATTTTTGTAATATTTCCCTCGATATACTGTGGAATGTGCGCAGTAATATCGTTGGTGTTAAAAGTTTGGCTACTTGCGTCGTTGGAAAACCACTCCCTAACTCCGCTAGACTGGCCTCTTTTAAACGGGAAGAACACAGAGCCCCCTTGAGATACTGGGGATGCGAGTTTACTGCTTTCAAAATTGGTAATAGGTGCAATTGAAATAGTCGAAGGACTTAACACCGGGTTGCCGTAGGCAATAAATTGAGTTTGATCTGACAGCAGAACCAAACGGTCTTCATAGGAAATCATGTCCCTAAGAATAGAAATTTTAGAACTGGTTGTTGCTACATCAATTGGATCGGAGTCAAGAAGTGTAGTAACTGTTGTTCTGTAGAAATTCCATATATCCCCTGACTCAGACATGCACACGCTTTCATCTGTAGCAAAGATAAGCCTATTCTGATGAAAAGTCATTGCGTTGATGTGCACAGTATTGGCGTTAGTCTCCGAGAAAAATAATTGATCGTTATCGGTGTTGACAAATGTTGGGTGAGGGTTGGTATCGTCATCCCCCGCGTCTCTGTCCTTCCAATTGAAAATCTCGTAATCATCCCCCGGGGATTCGTATGCACTCTGTAGAGAAGTCCCACCAAGGGGTGGTTCCGTTGGCCGTTTTAATTAACCAATTGCCGTCCGACTGCCTAAGTAAAATAAGAGGCATTCCGTATGCTTTGTATATGCCTTTACCGGTGCCGGGAGCCCCGCATTCTTTCCACCGTCCCTTAAAGACTAGGTCGTTGCCGTTGTATTGTCCTAAAGTTTGAATTGCAGGTAGATCACCGAGAGCACAGAGTTTCTGATCGTGGTCTTCTGCCCATCTTACCCAATAATCGTCTTCCTCAGAGGCTGGCGATGTAGTTACCTCTACTTTTCTGGCTCCAATTTCCTTGTTTGATAGTTTAGAAAAGGAGTCAACATCGTCTTTATACAGTGTCATAGACTCAGAGGTTGGCCCATAAACTTCAATTGAAATAGACTGTGCCGGGCCTGTGTATGTAAAGGGACGAGAGTAAACCCAAGTGTCCGTCACCGTTTGAGGCAAACCGTCGGGGCCGTTTGCGGGCATTGATCCCGGGTAAAAGTAGATACAGTCCCCTACTTGGAGAACTGCAACTCCCTTTTCGGCCAAGTTTTGAAGTCTGTTTACATAATTAAAGAGGGTTTCAGCGTCTGCCACGAGGCGATTCCCCGCAAGACTGGAAGCAATAAACTCGCAACTTAATTCGTGTGCACTGTCGTTGTAATCTACAACTGTAGTGCTGACGGTTTCGTCCCCGCTAGAATCAGTCGTAGTGGTTTGGCCGGTAGAGGTACTAGGAGGGGTGTTGACTATTAATGTTTCGGTACGATTAACATTGTTATAGTCTGTCCATTTGACGACGATTTTATATTCTTGGTTAAACAATGCTTGACGTATCTGAACAGTGTGGCACATATCGTCGGCCACGAATTCCGAGTAGTCTCCAATCCTCGATGCCGTAGGGGGCCCGTGGGGGTGCACGTCCGAAGACCTGAGGCATCCTTCTTTTGTATTCAGAATCAAAGTAACGTCAGCAATAGAAGCAAATTTAATTTCAGGCTCATCTTCACCGGGAGGAATTGACGAAAACGGCAGGGCTCCAACAATATCCGCAATTGGAGCAAGGTATCCTAGCAATTGGTTTCGTGATCCCTCGGAAATCCCGTTAGAGGTAATTTCTTTGTATATATCGGGGTCCCAATATACTTTTTGGGGTGTGCCGTCTACGTGAGTTACTGTAATCTCAGGACGATAGAAACCATCTGAGTAACCGTGGTTGTTTTGTTTTTGGCTTACACTAACAATGTACTGCTCTTGAGTATCACGATTAATAGTATGAGTAAATGTCTTGTAGGGGCCTGTAACCAAGTCAATCATTTGACTACTTGTATCTGTAAGTTCAGCCACGTGTTCTAGTGGTGCTCTTTTTTGAAGCCCTCGGATGACAGAAGGATCTGCGTTAATCTGTTCGGTGCACTGGTTTTCAAACCTAAGGCTGTCTGACTGTTGAGAAACTCCGCCAACTAGATTAGGTTTCTTAGTGTTAACCAAAGCCATTATCGACCCACCCTATTAATAACTGAATTACGGTCTACAACACGGTACACATCGTAGTTGTCAAAAATGCTGTGATCGCTAGTGTTGCTTTCAAACTCTTTGAGAATCGCAAGGGCACGGAATTCATCCATAGTGTTAAAACCGTGGTGTTCCCCAGATCCTACAAACCGATCCTGAAAGATTCTAGCCGCTCGAATAGTAATGTATCTACGGGCTGGCTCCGGGAGTTCATCCCAATCCAGCACGTACATAACAGTTGCCTTTAGGCTGCCTGAGAAGGCGTCCGTCTGGCCCTTGCGGTCGTAGAGATACGAACCTCGTTGGACAATATCATACGATCCCGCATGCTGCCTTTCAAGGTCAACTCTTACAACATTATCTGCCACTTTAATCCGATCACTGTCGGCACCATCTGGAGTAAGAACGACTTCTCGAACTGTGTTGAAGTGCCAACCCTGAGTCTGGACCTCTCGTGAAACTTCGGTCAGAGTATTCTGTGCAATTGAAGCGTCAGACTGGAGGGCATCGTCTAGGGTAGACACCGGCGGTTCACCCACGGTACTAAGGATGGTATTAACCGCGTCGATCTCAAGCGTTCTACTGGCAGCCATTTGGATTTCCTTTTTAAAAAAGGGGGCAACCCGCCGAAACGGGCTACCCCCGGTCACAGGGAGACTAGACCTGTTCTTTATTACGTCACGACTTCGTAGCAGCACTCTTCGCGCAGGGCACCGTGACCCATGGCGTACTTCGCTACCATCATCGTTCCCTGCCGTTCAACAGAGTAATCCGTCTCGACGGCGAGGTCCATCAACTTGACGGTACCAATGCCTTCGCTCTGGAAGATGATGCCTTCGGTAGTGGTGTAGTTCTGAGCCGAGTAACCAGAACCAAGGGTTCCGGGCGGCACAGCAGTAGCACCAGCGGTGTCATTCATAACACCAGCGTCAGCGTGAGGTGAAACTCCGTTCGGGTCTGACTCATTGGCCTGAGCCGGAAGGTGGTTAGTCTTCATAACCTTAATTCCAGCAACCGAAATCATCTCGCCGGGGAATGCAACAGAGGGGTTACCTTCGTTACCGTAGTCACGGTTGATGGCATCCTTGTTGGTGGAGATGATGCTGTAATAGTCCGCAGGTCGCACAAGTGCGTAGCGGTCAGTCGAGGGGACGTTCTTTTCGTCCATCTTCTGAGCGGCTTGGAACAGGCAATCGACCCACTTGTCACCGGCAGTTCCCGAACCACCGTTAGCATCACTGTGGTCAATCTGGGCACCGAGGTACGTAGTGGAAGTTCCTGAAGCAACGCCAAAGCGGTCAGTGGTCTTACGGGCTGCTGCGATAGCAACACGAATAAGATTCTTGTCCGCGGCATAGGCCAAGGCACGCCCGATTTCGGTGGAATAGATCGACCGGACATCGTAATGATTCTTGGCTTCGTCAATATTGGCGAGGAAGACCGAGGAGATAAGCATGTCATCAATCCAGATGATACGCTCAGCAGCATTGGGCTTGCTCAGGTACTTCGATGCATCAGCAAAGGCGGTGCCTCCGGTGTCAGTACCGGCGGCGAGGATGCTCTCACCCGGCGTGTGGTAGGATGCCGTTGCAACACCACTGGTCGGGAACTGTGCACTCTTACCACTGGTGATCGTGCGAACACGGGTCAGCGGCAGCATTGCGTTATTTTCCTCGAAGGTCGTGATGACTTCACCAGCGAAAACCTTCAGGAAAAGTTCGTTAGTCTTTCCGTCTGGAAAGTCATTATTGGTAGCAGCCGAGTCACCCATACGGGCGGGGTCTGCTCCATAATAAAGGGCCATGATTAGGCCTCCTATATAGTAATTAAATAAAACTAAACAAACTAATATCTTTGGGTCTTAACCGGAAGTTATCCCACCGCAGTGGGGCCGCCTTTTATTCGCCTCTGATAAATATTGGCATTACTGGTTCACATTAGGTTTCCGCAGAAACGTGATTTCCAGCCTTCATGCCTGCGTTGAACGACTTTTCTTTTTCTTTTGCCATCTTGTTTGCTGTACCCGGCTTGTTAAGAAACAAACCAGCGGTCAACGAAAGGCCAGTCAGTAGGAAGGTACCGCCCGGCAAAGCCGAAAGGGGTCCTTGGGCTGACTCAGCCCCCATGTTAACCACAGAAGCAAGACTGCTCCAGACAAAGTTAGCCCGATCAATACTGTCTTGAAATCTTGTGGTGTTCCCCTCGACAAACTCTACCCATTGGTTCCACGTATATTCAGAGTCATTAAGTGACACCTGAGAGGGAGCCGCAAGGGATTGCTGAATCCCGGGGGGAACGTTTACTTTAACCATGTCGCCCAGCGAGCAACCGGAGGCGGCCAAAAGGCCTACCCCCAGTGCTCCAAGGATTACGACAAGAATCATACCTGTCTTGTTTTCTTTAATCCAGTCAATCATATTAACCTCAGATAGCCTTAGAGGACGCAAGACGCTTTTGAACTTCCGCACGGTAGGCGGGGTCCTTCTTGTAGCGTGGGTCCTTCATGGCCTCAGTAATTTCAGCGATAGACTGGAACGAGTTGCCGGTGCTTGCAGGAGTATTGCCTTGAATCAGTTTGCCGCGAGGGCCTCGATCCTGCTGCATTCGTGCCCAGACACCAGACACTGCTAGTTTAATTGAGTCAATGTTGCCTTCTGCAATCGTGGAATCGAAGGTCTTCTGCTCATCTTCTGAAAAGTTATTTTGACCCCACTGAATCATCTCAGCGTAGTTCTGCTCTCCGCCTACAGTACCCATAATGTCTGCAATCATCTGCTGCTGAAGGGCCATCTGGCCGTCAACATAAGCCTCAGCGACAGCACGGGGAATGCCGAACTTATCAGTAATCTCTCCGTAAGACTCTTCAGAAAGGTTGCCAGACTGGCCGAGTTCTTCGGTGTACCCAGCAAGGGATTCCGGAGTCATGGACTCGTAGTATTCCTCGCCTTCTTCCGTGGTTTCTGCCTTGGGCTCTTCCTCTTCCTCGTACTCGTATTCTTCTTCCTGAGTGCCCTGAGAAATCTTACGTTCGGCCTCGGCGTATGCGTTAGCCATCTCCTCTGGGGTATTGAACTTCTCTGGAAGCCAATCGGGTCGCTCTTCAGCCACCCCCTGAGCCTCCTGCTCATCGTCTGTAATAATCTCGTTAACGATGTTCTCGTCCTGCGGCCCCTCGGGACCCGTCTCGCCTGTTCGGATTTCAACCCTGTCCATTTATTAACCTTCCTGTGGTGGCTGTTGTTCCATTTGTTGCTGTTGCATACCGCCCTGTACGGCTGCGTCTAGAACTTGAGGCCCATACTGCTGAGCCATTTGCATCATCATAGCCTGCTGCTGCTCTTGTGCGATCTGTTCTTCAGTTTTAATTAGACCATCAGTCTCGATACCCAAGGAAGCAGCACGGCGATCCATGTACTCCCTCATGTTCATAAACTGACCAAGTGCCTCCATGCCCATCATTTGAGCGAGGCCCTGCAAGAATACGTCTAGGCGGTTGAGGTCGTTGCCCCGGCCCAGAGCATCAATTCCAGTAACAATAGCCGGACTTACAAGGTCCTTGGGGATCTTGGGCAGGCGGCCTGAGTCGAGCATTCGGTCCATAAATCGATTAACAATAGGCAACTGGGCCTCTTGGCTGAGCAGGGAGTACACCCCACCCAACTGACGTTCAATCGACTGGGTAACCAACCGTACTTCCTCGGCGGTCACTCGATCCGCATTACGAATAGTTGATTCAGTAAGGAGGAACGCATACGAAAGACGCTCTTGAATGGTCTGCATCGTACTGAGTGCGACACCGAAATCCGCCTGTTTGTTAACCTGTAGAACTGAAACATCTGCCGCACTTCCTTCCCGAATGCCCCCATTAGGGGTCTGAGCCAAGGTACGGGCACGGGTGGTGCCATTGGGATTAACAAGAAAGAGGACCTTGGCAGCCGCCGCAGACCCCTCGACAATCGCCTGAGAAAGAGCCTCCAGAGAACGCAGGTCTCCCATGTACTGCTCGACGTAACTCCTGCCCCAGTCCTCCCCGTCTACTTGGATCATACGCAGGGCAAGGAATGGAGACTTGTCCTTGTCGTATGTGGCCTCTGTGCCGGGGATGAGGACGCCGCTGGTTTCCTGATATACCTCGGCTTTGCCTTCTGGAGTAATGTGGACACACGTGTAGATGTCTACCGTCTTAGCAGTCCCAGTCATAGCAGCCTTAGCATGCTCTTGAATCTCTTCAGGCAGAGAATCTGGGGTTACTGACTCTTTGACAATAATCTTCCTGACATTACCCGCCGGGTCACGCATAATAGTGTACCGGTCCATCGGGAAGACACGGACCCTGCCCTCATCAGGGATGTGCAGCAGGACGTTGCCCGCAACAATAAGGTGCTTTAGAGCGGAGAATAGTGCGGTTCGTAGCCCGGACAGTTCGACCTCACGCATAATAGACCGTTCGATCTGTGACATCGTCTGGTCGATTTCGTTCTTAATTGTGGGGTCAATTTGCTCTAGGTCCCTCTTGGCCTTCTCGTCGAGAACAAGTCGAAAGAACGGAGCGTTGGGCGGAAGCAGGGAAAGCAGAAGGGCACTAGCCAAGTTGTTGACGCCCCTAGCCCCTACGGACTGGAAGGGGGTGTCATAGGTCGAAGCACTATTGTTTCCCTCTTCTGGGATAAGCATGGGGATAGTAAGTTTGGACGCATCTCTAGCACGTTCCAAATAGGCATCTCTTTCGGAGCAGAGTTTTGTATAAAACCCCTCCGTTGACGTAGGCTTCTGCATCTAATTACCCTTTAATACTTGGGGATACGGGGTCCACGTGTCTTGCCGCTAGTTTGGCGACCAGACGTAGAAGCAGGGCTACCGCCGGGAACACGGACGCCCCCACCGGAACCGCCTCGGGAACCGCTTCGGGTAGTAGTCTTTCGGCGAATACGCAGGGACTTTCGGCCACGGCGACCCTGACGGGCTTCTGAGGCATCGTTCATTCCCGCCGTATCCGGAGAGGTCTGGTCGGTGTTGCTCAACTGATCCGAAACACTAGGGGGATCTTGGACAATATTAGCGACCTGAGCCTGATTCATCTCATTAAGTTGGTCTTGAAGGGCCTGATTCTGCATGGTCAAGGCATCCAGTTGAGCCGAATAATCGGGCATAACAGGAGCCGGGGCCGCAGGGGCCTGAACGTAGGTTGTTCCACCGCCTAAACACATTTCTATTCTCCATTCGGAAATAAGGTTTCATTCTGTCTTTTATGCATCTCAACAAGGAAATCCACAACAGCCCTGCTACCAGCAGCAAACCAAATCATACGGTCTTTCTCGTCTAGTTTAGGGCATTGATCGGGGAATCTTTCGTCAAGAGCCTCGATTAAATTAGCGGGTACTGGTGGGAATCTGTCGTTATCAATCACCGTTGTACTCCTTAACCTCATCGAATGGATCTGTCAAACTCTTGAATTCGCTAGGACGAAGGTGCTCTTCCATCAATTCACGGCTTTTTGGGTCCTTAAACAGGATCTTTAGGATCTTATCCAGTGCCCGATTGCACAGAACCCTCGCGTGAGACTCGGTAATCTCTTCATTATTCTCGTAATTAAAGATGTCAACTACGGCAGGCCAAGGCCTCAATTGCATCTCCTGCTCTAGATTTTGGGGTCTCCTTTTCGCCATCGCTAGTCTCCTTCTTTGACTGAATGTATCCGTAAAACAGGATTACATAGTTAATAATGTCCAGAATAGTATCCTCGACAGTCTCGTCTGCTACCTTTAGAACTCCTCCCTCACAAAACGTAGACAGGCGTGACATCTTGTCAGTAAGTCTCACCCCAAACCCCTGTTCCGTGGTGCTAAACCCCATGGCTTCGCAGCGGGTAAAGTTAGCAAAGGGCATTGACCGGTCTTGGCCCCCTGCATAATCGTGGTTTTTCTTTTTCATCAACTCAAAAGCCTTGGAAGACAAGTGGTTGTGAAGACTCAGTAGTTCATCCCTGTTCATTTACGCACTCCTTGGGTGTCCACAGGATCACCTCTTGGTTATCAATGTCATACTCTCCATACCGCAGGATACGGGCTACCCTTGCCTGCACCAGTGCTTCTTCTTCGCACAGCCCAGCGTTCTCGTAGGCTTGAACCACTACGTCCCACGTGGGAGTGGAGAGTAACCTAGCGGCTCGCTTGGGGCCGATACCGGGGCAGCCAGAGTACCCGTCAGTAGCGTCTCCCATCAACGACTGGAGTAGATGATTGTAGTCAGCCTCTTTGTCGTCCACTTCTACCACGCCCTCGTCTGGTTTCTGTGGGTTGTAGTGCAAGCCGGGGATTGTGCGAAGGTCCTTGTCAATAGTAACAACAATCTTATCGCCTTCAATATCCTGCCACCCGCCAGCCAGCAAGCCTAGCACATCGTCCCCCTCTAGGTTGTCGAAGTAATAGGTCTCGAAGTTGTCCATAATGTGGTTACGCATAGGCAAGAAAGCCAAAGGTTTTCGATGGACTTTCCTGTGGAGTTTGTAGGTAGGAAGAATGTCTTTGCGCCAGTTGTTTAGGCCTGACAAAGTCATTACTACCCGGTCTCCACCAGTGTGATCCTTGATGTTTCTTATCCAAGCATTGAGAATTGTCTTAGCCTCACCCGCGTCAGACACCAAAGACCACAGGTCATTGCCCCAGTGATACTCTTCTTCTACCGCCTTTGTGCAGTGGTAAAGAGCAACGTCCCCGTCAATTAGTAGTGTAGGTTTATTAGCCATCTATTTCCCCCGCCCCTCCTTCGAGAGACACCCTTGCAATAGAGAGTAGTCCAAACACGCCGTGAAGCGACCCGCCAAAACAAACAGTTATTCCGTCCATTGTGTCTGTCTTGTGCTGTGCTGCCAGTAAAACAAAGTCATCGTGACGCCTTTGTAATTCTTTAATCATCGCGTCGGTTGACTCATATTCCAGAGGGTTGTTCGTATCCGTCATAGACTACTCTTTTCAGTTGCTTGAGTTTTTTCTTCATATCCGAACGCTCTGGCGACGACGCCTTATGGCTTAGTATATCAAGATTAATCAATGCCTGTTCTTTTTTCTCCATCAAATAAGGCATCATTTTTCTCAAGGCGTTTCTTGCAGTATTCCCGTAAGCAACCCACCTGTACCCCGCTCTATTGTTAGGTCCAGCAGGACTCTTAAGGTATATCCTCCCGCCTTCGAACGCTATAAGATACTTCTCCAGAATATACGGGTTAGTGTTGTCAACCATTATACGGTCATACAATACACACCCCTCTCCGTCAAAGAAACCAGCGAGGTACGATAACTCAATGTGTTTCTGCCCAGTTATTTCCAATGGAATACTCCCCATCTAGAGGACAACGGAAGTTGAAGAAGTCGCCCGCTCGTTGAATGCAGGTGACGGCAACCTTTCCTACCATCTCTGCATCCTCTGGGTTGCATTCAAACTGAATCTCATCGTGTATATGGGCTACCTGTTTGAAGTCGATACCGGAGGCGGCAAGTTGTCTGTTCATGTAGACTGTAGCCTTTTTAACCACGACTGCTCCGGCTGATTGTAACAGAGTATTGAGGGCAGAGTGCTGTGATCTTATTTTTAATACCCTACCGTCTATGCCCATAAGGTAACTCTTGGACTCTACTCGCATATCAATGGCTGCCTTGAGCCTTGCGAGAGCCGGGGTCTTAGCGAGGAACTGACGCCTGAGCCTGCGTCCTGCTTCGGCACCCTTGCCAATTACAGACCCAAGTTTCGTATCCCCAGCACCGTATAGGAAGGCGTAGATAAATACCTTTGACTCGTTCCTTTCGTTAAGCCCTGCCGCCAACTGATTAGCGGTATGGATATCTCCTTCAA